CTTGCAACTTTTGTAATGCTTGGCCCTGGTTAGTAATTTCACCCATACGCACCATTTCAAGTATTTCAGCATTAGACTGATCTAGCTCTAATCTTAATTCGCCAGCAACTTGCTGACCTAATACTTTCTTGATAGCATCATTGTATGTTTTACCACCTTTTAAAAACTCATCAATTGGATTTCCGCCAGTTTGTCTAGCTTGGTCTATTTGTTCCTTAGTAATAGGATTAGTGATAGCATCTTTAACAGCTTGTTCGCTAGCATAGACATTTGCTTTTTCAGCAAACGTTTGACCAACTTGGGATAAGAACTGATTGACACGCTCATTAGAAGCTAAAGCTTCCTGTATAGGTGCAGTCGTTAATTGTGGCATTCCACTAAATTGAACACCAGTCTCTTGATATTGTTTTAACTTCCCCATTATCCTGGAACCCTTGTTTGATTATAAATATTATATGCATTACCAATATGTGCTAGAGCATCAAATTTAGAACCACGCACTGCCTCTTCTCCAGCTGCTGCAAGCAATGATGATTGTGCATCTTGGAATAACTCAGATGATGTTTCATTAAATTCTAGTGTACTAATGTCACGTAAGTAACGCTCTTCATTCTTTTTAGTTACTAGCTTTACAGAACCATCAAAGCCATTCACACCATTGGCAAATCCAGAAGCTAAAGCACTTGCATTCGCTGCAAGTAAATTACGTGTTTTGTCATTAGCTGCTTTTAATATGTTTAATCTATTAATCTCTTGTTGCGCACGCATCTGCTCTGCTTGCATTTCATATTGTTGCTCAATATATTGGCCACGTTGATATGAACCAACCGCTTGTAATCCAGAAAAGCCAGCAGAAATAATATTAGAGTATTTATTGAATGTATCGAATGCTGTGCCAACCCCAGCTAATAACCCACCGCCACCAATCCCAGCACTATTGGTTAATAAACTAGGTACAAAACTACCAGTAAACATAGCTCCAGATAATGGTGCTGTTACTGCTGCTGCACTCATTAATGCTGGCGCAGTGGCTGTAGCTGCTGCCATTGATCCTCCAAATGCAGTGGTTGCTGCTGGTACTGCTACTGGTGCGCCCATAATTAAGTTCCTTGATGTGTTGCTATTTTGTATTCTAAACCAAGCAATGTCATTTTTAATGGAGCAGATTGTGTTACTGTAATCTGTCCTTCATTGCTATACCCAAGTATACCATGTAGTACCTTTGTTCCAGTAAACTCTGGTACTTCACTATCTAATGCACCAGCGCCTAGTGTTCGTATCGGTACTAAATTGCCATTAATCACAATATTCTGTGTTTCATATAATAATGCGTTGACTTCTACTACACGCTTTCTAAAGCCAATTCTTGTGCCACCGACAACTCTTAAATCAATTGGCATCGTTTTTACTTCCACACTAATAGGCAATCCAACCTCACATGATGTGGTTGGCGTATTAGTAAATGTTACTGCACTATCAGCAGTTTGATCTTCTTCGACAAGTCCATCTGACAGCACATTGACTGTTGCTCCGTCTATATGTGATGCATCCAAACTAGAGACTGCTCCCCCTGTAACTGCACTGTCAGTTAATAGACCGTCTTCAAACACCTCAACATAATATTTATCTGTACCATTGTCATCCCGTTTAACAATAGTATAGATGTCAGTAATGTCTACACCAACATCGAGGTAACTACCAGTTGTAGTAAACTCAGATGCAGCAATAACATTTTGTGATCGTAATAAAGAAAACACGGCCATTGAGCCATCATCTTCATTTACAATGCATAGTAAGTCATTTTCATCTGTGTTCACTGCACGTCTTAAGTCCATGCGTTTTGGGCCTTTGAGTAAGTGACCAGATAGTAATGAAATCTTAGATGTAACGTAAGTTAAGAATGTATCAGAGTATGCAATCTCTGCTAACTGTTTACCTTGTCTTTGTATAAATAACACACCAGATTCTAACTGTTTAACACGTACACCTTCTTTTGTACCATTACGTGATGTAGTAGATAGAAAGAAGCTTGTAGGTGTAATTGGTGTTAAACCTTCCTGAATAACAGCGAACTCACCACCTGATGTAAATATTTGTAAGTCTCTACTACTAATAAGATCAACGATAGCATTAAAAGTATTAGTATCGAGAGTAGCTTCAACAGCATCATCATCTAATCCTTCCACAGGTTCAAAGTCAAAGAATAGACCTACTTTAGATCCCCAGATTGTTGATGGTCTAGATTTACTACCACCAAAAAATAATCGACCTTGATGGAAGGTTACTGTTCTGGGCCATCCCTTTGATGCAGACCATACATCTTCATATCCTGTTTCTAATTCCCATTGTCCAGATGCAATAGCAGTGGTATCAAAGAATGGAAACTCTGTCACTACGTTAACAGATGTACTGCTATTATATTTAACAATTCTTGCTCGACCTTGTGGTTCTGCATTAATGTATTGACCAACATGTCCGCTGTTAAATACACCAGCAGATGCAGTTAATGTAATTTTGCCAGACACATCTGATGGAGTTAATGTTGCGGCTGGATTAGTGGTTGTTAAAGTAAATGCATGTTGAGGAACAGAATCAAACGACATATCAGCAATAGACCAACTCGTATCGCTAGTTCGTGTAATCACTTTCGGTTTCATGTCTTCTTCAACAACAATTAAAGTATCTGCTGATTGTGTAAAGCACATTGCATCTAATCTTGCACTAGCAATAGTGGTAGTTAAGTAATCGTTACCAGATCCATTAATATTGGTTTGCAATACTTTGTTTTTAAAGATGTACATACGATTGTTGGTAAAAGCCAACATGTAACTATCGTTCACTGAGAATTCAAAGTGTACAAGACGTACCCCATTCTCTGGGCTACCGCCTAACTCTGTAATATACCTCGTGCCTGGGCGACGATGCACGCCACCTTGTGGTTGGCAGATAACATTAAGTGCTGTTTCTAAGCCATTCTTATATGCATCTAAATCAATACGAGAGCGAACTAAAGGATCTAACTCTCCACTCGTAAAGTTTGTTTGTATATCAACAAACCTAGCCATTAGTACCTCACATTAATTAATGAGAAATCTTGTATTGCATTTGTTGGGTTGCCATGACCATCAATACTCATTGCTTGACGCATATAACCACCACGACCATTTTCGCCTGGAGTACCTTCTGCAATTACTCTCCAATACTCTGACTTATCAGCCTGATCTGTAATCGGGAGTGCTAGATGCCAAGCCATTTCATACTTCAATAGTTGTACAAAGTAGTGTGGTAAGGCAAACTCAGGAACATTGTATTGATAGTCAATATAAACTGTTTCGTAATCAGTCAGTAGTTTATCGCCAACTAATCTATATTCACGTCTTGTTGGTGCGCCTACCTTATCTGAGTCATATACTGCATTTGGTCTGCCAATAATGTCAGAGGGTAGTTGATATTCATATTTGTATTCATTTGCTGGTGTTGTTACCAGTCTTGCTAATTGTGTTTTCTTGAATGAGAATGACCAGTCATACATAGTTAAAGCACGGATCTTAATATCTGGATAGAGTCGATCACAAATGTTTGATTCGTCTGTGCCTTCTGTAAATGATGATATAGGATTGGCCCCAAGCATTAATAATGCATCGGAACATATTTTAATATCGGTATCACCTGTAGCCATTTTGTTTCCTTTAAATGTGCAAATAGGTAGGCACCGAAGTACCTACCTGATCTGCATTAAACAACTTAGTCTGTGTCAGTTGTTGATAAAGCTGTACCGTCAGATACGTCAACAACGCCAGAAGCGCTTTCTAATACTGGATGTAAGCTGTATGTTGCTACACCGCCAGTAGACGCATAAACATAGATTAAGTCACCTTTTTTAAGTAATGATGATGCATCATTAAAGTAACCTTCTTCATCTACGTCTGTTTTTGCGTCCGCAGTTTGATAACTCCACATTTGAGGAGCATTACCAGCTTTAGACTGACCACCGATTGGTTGTAAATTGTCTTTATTATAAGCCATTAAATATTCTCCTTAGATTAAGTTTCGTCAGCAGATACTTTAACAATACCTTCTGCGTCGATACCAACTGCGCCAGCAGAGAACATAGCATTAACTAAGAATGATGTTTTTTCTGGAACATAGTTGATTTCAGTCTTAGGACCCATACCTTCAGCATAACCAACTGCATCTTTATGGAATGCCCAGCATGTTCTAACATCACCAGCTGCAACTGGTAAGCCACCTTCAGCACGATCACCAAGAACGTGGAAATTGAAACCTAAGAATGTGTTAATTTCGCCATTAACTAAAGCTTTAACTGAAGCAAAGTCAGATGATGTAACTTCTGTTTCGCCTAGTAATGCTGATAAGCTATTAGCATGAATGATCATATGACGATCTGTTGGAGGTACGTTGTTAGAATCTAACTCTTTCTTAGCAGCTAAAAGCTTGTCTAAGTTTAAGTTAGTATCTGCACCACCAACACTTGTAGCAACAGTGCCTACGCCTGATGTTGCATTAAGTGCGTCAAGAATAAGTTGGTCTTGACGACGACCGATAGCATTAGCAACTACTTGTACTAATTCTTGTCTTTCATCAAAGTTAACTTTTTGTTGCATGAAGATGTCAGAATATTCTGCTGCATTCCAATCTTCCATTGTAGCTGTTACTTGTGAGAAATCCACATTCAATGGTGTTACATCTGTTTGTGGAACTCTAAGAGTAGCTACGCCTTTACCCGCTTTAGGGAATTTAGCTTGTGAACCTTCAACGCCTCGTCTTTGTCTAACTGCACCTACAAGCTGAGCTTTAGCTTGGTAAGCCTGTTTAACTTCGGCATCAAATAAGGTAACAAAAGCATTAGATAAACCAATAGCCATTATTGACTCCTTATAGTAATTAATAAAGTAAATTAATCGCTGTGGTGTGCCAGAGAACTGGGCCGTGCTTGCTATTTACGATAGCCAGTCGACAAGGTTACTTGCGTTGAGGGTCACAAAGAATATGTAATAGGCCTCATTCCCGATTTTACACGGGAACAAAGCCTATTGTCAAGCGATTTAACCAAAGTTTTGAGCGAATGCTCTTTCTACTTTAGCTCTATAGGATGGATCTGAACTATATCTTGGGTCAGCGACCATTTGATATAACTCATCTTTTGATGGTGCGCCTTCGACTGGAGTAGTTTCAACAGGAACTCTGCCTTCATAAGATGCTCTGAGCTTCTCTAATGCAGAAATACCTTTTGCAGTACCACCCATTACTTTAAACTCTTCAAAGTCATCTTCACCCCAAACACCTTTTTGAACTAGACCAGATGCCCATTTAACAATGCCATTGATTCTAGCGTCAGCATTTGGACCTAAAGCTTTACGTTCTTGGTCAAGGTTAACTTGTTGTGTTTCTGCACCAAGCATCTGTTGTTGAACTACTTCACCAACAAGATCATCTAATGCAGCTTGGCTAACGCCATACTTAGCTGCCCAACCCACAACATGACTACGTAGTGGATCATCTTCTGGTGTTTCACCAAATGCAGATAAGTCATAGTTACCATCAGCTGGTGCTTTATGTTTACCTTGTGAGATTTGTTTGCGTAGATCCATCCATGACTTAGCAATACCTTCAAGATCTGGTGCATCGTCTTCTGATTTCCAAAAGTTTTCTGGCCACCAATCTGGACGTTCTAACGGTTCATTATCATCTTCTTGTTCTTGATTAACAGCAAACTCTTCTTTTGCTTTTACTTCATCAGGATCACGATGATCTATTTCTACTTTTTGTGGATTCTCTGCTTCAGCTTCTTCGACTTCTGGACTTGCTCCATCGAGTAGGCCAGTAGATTCTTGAGATTCCTCTTGAACACTAGGCTCGATTGTTTCTTCCATTATAATTTCCTTGCTCTAATTAGCCTTGCTTCTAAGTCCTTTACTATACTGTTTTGTCCTTCACGGTAAAACGCGTAGCTTGGATCGCTACCTGGCAAAGCAACAGGTTGCTCAACAACTGCATCACGCAGCCATTTCATTAACTTCTCCCCGTCCTCACCCCCTAGGACACGTAAACAAAGACGATCTAACTCGTCTCGCTTCTCTAAACCATCACCTTGTTCTAAAGGTAATGCTTCTTGTAAATCTTCCCATCCAGCCAAATTATTCTCCTGTATTATATTTATTCAGTAATGGCCGTTTATCATTATTCTTTATAACCTTAGATGTAGGCTCATCATCTTGATAAAACACACTCTTATTTTGTTTTAATCTTTTTTCAGCATGTTTTGAAGCAAGGTTAAAGATTTTATTAAACTTATCTTTATTCCTTTCTCTAAAAGCCATACGCACATTTTCTGGACTCTCCATTAACTCTTCATCTTTAGCTAATAAATTTATATCATCTTGTGTAAGTCCAGGAACTAGAGAAGGTACACGCATCTGTTTAACTGAACCATCAGGCTGTTTTACTTCAACATCAACAGAAAACTCTGTCATTGTTCTACCCGTGTTAGACTTAACAGCACCTAAGAAACCACTCATAGATTTTGGAACCATAGTATGATATTCATCTATTAATGGTCTTTTTCCTTCATTTCTAAAATAAGATTCATTTAATTGAATTTTACCCATCTATTGCTCCTGTTGTTGTTGCATCATAGCCATTTCTTGTTGCTGTGCTGCTTGAGCCATTTCTGCTGCTTGTTGTTTCATCACTGCACGTTCAGTTGGTGTTGGTCGTAGTCTTTGTGGTACGCCAAGCTTCTCAGCAATGTAATCCATCATTTCATCAATCTTAATTGTCATTGCACCTTCTGGACCAGCACCTTGTGCAATCTGTGCATATTGTAAAATGTTTTGTACATCATCCATATTCTGTGCCATCGCCAATGGAGCAACTGGTGCAATCTTAACTTCTAAGCCATTTACTTTTAATGGTAGGTTAATAATTCCACGCTCATCCATCACTTGTAACATTTTAGATACTAATGGAATCATTGTTTCATTAATGAGTCGACCAAATGCAGAACCTAAGTTTTGTGATAACTCTTTCATTCTTTCTACAACTTCTGTTGCTGATCGAGCTGACATATTATCTGGTGGTAATGATTCATCTAATAGAATACGTTTGATGTTCATACGTAAATCATTCATTACAATATTGGATACATTGAAGTCACCAGCACGTGGTAATGGTCTGAGTGATTCACCTTGTGGACCACCATTACGTGCTACAGGAATAATTGCACCTGGCATAATCTTGACTGTGTTAGGATTCAATACACCATCATCAGCTGCTGTGTACACACCAGAGATAGATAGTGATGCATTCTTTAATACTAGCTCTAATGTTTTATTTAGTGTCTTAATATCAGGTAATGCAGTAATTAATGGGCCACGACCATAAATCTCACCAGCCACTTTAGCATAACGAGAAACTACCCATGGTGAGTAATCCATACGTCTGTATACTAATTCTGTTTTAGATTCTTTGTGGATTAAATGATAGCAATAATCACCACGCTTCTGATCAAATACAGTGGCTTCAATCAACTCCATATCATCTGTTGGTTTGTCATCAATCTTTCTTTGTAAGTCAGCTGGTATTTCTGCATCAGGCCATTGACGTTGAATTGCTTCACCCTTCATTCTAATACGTCTATATACATTATCTACTTGACCATTAGCACCTTCCTCAATAGATACTAAGTATTGTGGTACAGGAATAAAGTTAATAGGATTAATATCATCACCTGGTTGCACCATCATCACAGCAGTACCAACAGATAAGTCTAGTAAGAACTCACCAATAGCAACATCAAAGTTAGATTGTTTGAGTGTATCAAATAGTTTTTCATTGTATAGATCAAGAGCAGCTTGTGCTTCAGCAGTACGATCTTGAGGAATGTCTGATCCTGGCTCTAGTCGACACCATTTGCGCTGTGGAGGAAAGATTCCAGACTGCATACGGTTAGCAAAACGTTGTGTAGAATTGATTGCAGTAGAATCAAAAACTCTGTTCATCTTTTTAGTACCACCGACCTTACCATCATAGTGGCCATCGTATAAGTTACGTTGTGGTAAAGCAAACTCATAGGCTTCTTCATATAAGTCTCTAAAGTTTTCTTTTCTTATTAATGCCTTGTCATGTCTTTTTAAAACATCTTCAGCGCTCAGTCTCATCATCTCCATAGTTATGCCTTTTTGTTTTTGTTAGCAAAAGCTCTTGCTTCTGCTTTGTCTTTAAAACCCCATTTTTTTAATGCTAACTTCAATCTAGTTGGTCTTCCTTTATCATCTTTTAGAGGACCATCCATCCCACTAAACCGTGCAGCAAAACTGACACGACGACCATCTTTGCCAGACTTCTGTGGTGGTTTAAGATCTCCACCATCTTTATTCTCAAAGTATTTACGTCCTTTTTCATTGAGTCCACCTTTAGGGTTCTGATATTTTTTAGCAACCATTATTCTGTCCAACTTATGATAATTTCCATCGCATGTGGATTATTGTTTACATCTGCATTGGTCAGTCTAAATAAGTAATTAGTTAATCCTTTAAGGATAATATTATTACCACCGACTTCACCACCAGCACCTTTCTTACCAACACCGCCTGTCAATATCTCTTTCAATATTAATGTACCTGTGCTAGAAACTGTAGGGTTAGCTAACGCTACACCTGTACTACTCAATGTGCTTGCTCTGTTCCTGTTAATAATAGGCAATGATGTGCCACCTGTTGCACTTGCACCTTCATATAAATACCCAACTGCATTACCACTCGATAAACCATTAATAGTAAACACAGGATTTACTCCTGATGGAAACGCAATCACAATATCAATACTTGATCCAGCAGCTACTTTGTTATTATAGTCTGCAACTAATCCAGCACTAAAGGCATGGCCCTCAATGAGCCTGACATGCTCAACAGTTCTGGTAGGATATGCCCCTCTATATTGTTCCATCTATTTCTTTTTCTTTGGAAACCCAGCAAGCATATTTTTGTAAGCTTTAGGCGATATAGTAGAGTCTTCCTTAGATCGACTTGTACCAGCTTTCTTGCGTTTATTAATGTTGTAATATAATCCTTTGCTAGCCATAGTTATGCCTTCTTCATGTTTTTTTGTATTGCTTCTGATCTTTTTGTTTCATAAGAACTCATTTTGCCATCCTTATTAAGATCTCCTTTTTTGTTTTTTTTCATCATATGTTTTGCTTTTTTATGCATTTTATCCATCATACCAATAATCCTTTTCCTAAAGATGTTGTTCCAAGTTGTAAACCACCAGTACCTAACTCTGGTAATCCTGTTGTTGCTTCTGCCCCTACAGGTCTTGCTTTTGCTGCTAAACCACCTGTACCACGTCTCAGTCTTTTCTTAGATGTTTCTGCTTGAGCAGTTTCACGCTTAGCACGTTTTGCTCCAGCTTTAGCAGATCTTTCAATATCAGCTAATTCACCAGCAGTATAATCTTCACGCTTGCCAGTATATCCTAAATTAACTTCTCTTCTACTTGTTGCACTAAGGGGTCTTGTTGCTATTCCAGCTATATTGTAAGATGGTGGTCTCCAACCAGTCTGAGATTGACCAAAGCCACCAGTTTGTCTTTTAGGAATATAATATTGTGTTCGAGTTTCCTCGACTCGATAACCAGAAGAGATTTGTTTATCAACTTGTGTATTCCACCAGTCTTCAGACTTAAAGATGTTACGACCACCAGCAAGATTGATTAAATCTTTCTGTGCTTTTTCAGATGTTGGCAACATACCTCTAGATAATGCCATACCAAAGTCTAGGGCTGCCATTACGCTTTAGTCCCAAGCATTTTGTTTTCTTCCTCATCCAATCCTGTCTCTGGTGTGACACGACTAGAAAGTAACATACGTTTACCACCAATACGTCTTGCACGTTGTTGCGCAGATGTTTGCTCTGCTAATGTTCTTTTCTCTTCTTCAGCTGCTGCTCTTGCACGTTTTGTTTCTTCACGTTGCAAACGTAAAGATTCTTCCGCAGCAGATGTATCTGGCTTACCGCCACCAAAACCACCCATTACAATCTCCTCATCATAAATGTATCTTCTTGATCTGCACTGTACTTAAGCATTACACCTTCTGATACAAAACCCAATGCTTTGGCCCAACGAACAGCACGTTGATCATTACATTCTACGGTAATCTGAATACGATGTAAATTAAATAATATCTGACAGCTATCAAAGAATGCAATTGCACCTTTAGTCATAGCTATTGGGTATCTTCTGGATTCCTCAGCAAACATAGACCACGCTTCACCCATTCCTTTCCAGTGAAACATAAGACCAAACACAGCGACAGGACGACGATTGACAAACGCAGTAACACAAGGACCGCAGTGAGATTGAAATATAAGAAACCGTTTTCTATCTTCAATCGTAATTGATTGAGATTCATACTCGATTATTCCTTTAAAATTATCTAGATGACTTTCATGGAATGGCAAGTAATATCCATTCTCGACATCTGACATGGCTGTAAGTATTTTATCAACGTGAGTTAAAAACATCGAAGTCGCTATTAACAACAGTTTGTGAGATTAATGTATTTTGTGTCAAGGCGGACTTGGTCATCCTCTTATGCTCTCCACCACCCAAAAGAAGATAACCAAATGCATCACCTATGTGAGAGTGTTCATTTTTATTAGGACTGTCTTTAAATCGTTCTTGACCAGCACCCACACTCACTCGTTTAAAATGGTAACCACCAGCTAACGATTTACGTAAACGCTTGCATGATGTATGTAATATGAGTCCAGGCTTACCAGCAATCAATCGTTGCATCGGTGCAGCTGCGGCTTCACGTCTGACTCTGAAATTATTACTTGGTGTAGGCTGTGCTTTTAATCCAATGGTGCGTAAGTAGTCAAATGCAGTCACTTCATAGATGGCATCACGTTGCATACCCGCTGGGTCACCCCACACCAAGACTTGTGCTTTAGGATACTTGGCATTGATCTCTGCTAAGAGTTGTGTACCAAATCGTTCTAGGCCCATATCTTCAGTCACGATCTCATGTAAGACGACCCATCGACCATTGTTTAATCTTTGACCTATTGCTGCTGCTGGAGTTAAACCAAAGTCAAGACCAATATGGATAGGTAGAGTTGGATCGTAATCAACTTCACTGCTACTCATTAAGTTATCATCATATTCTGGCCAGACAGGTTTACCTTCTTGTACATAAGTAAACTTACCTTCAGCATAGCATCGTATCCAATCTAAGTTCTTACCACCCAGCATTTGGTTATAGTAACCATTAGGTAAGTTGCTGACGTTTTCTGCTTTCGGATTAATTGTCCACCAGCGCCCACCACTAAATACATGATCGTTTGCTTCTGGATTTTCTGGTAAGTCTTCAGGATCAACTTCAATCACACCACCTGGTTGATGAAAGAAGTCCCAAGCATACTTACCTTTAATCGGATCTTTCTGACTTAAACGGAACCACCAATGGTCATCATCCATTGGGTTAGTATCCATCCACACTCCATGCCAAGTCGGTCCGCCATCCCGCTGTGTAGGATAACGACCAACCCGATGAGTGAGACCATCAATAACAGCTTTTGGAAGTTCTCTTGCTTCATTGACCCACGCTCCTGTTAATTCTAATGATAATAGTTTACGCACATCTTTAGGTTGGTCCAATGCTAAGAAGATCACTTCACAGTCTATACCCGCAGCATCACCGCGGGACGGGAGGCGAATGTGATGAGTGATTGGAGGTGTATATAGCATCGGACCGAAAGTGTTTTCAGGAAATAACTCTTGCCATGTCTTAATCGTTGTCGTCTTAAGTTCTGGGTATGAGTTCCTGACAATAACAAAACGAGTATAGCGAATCCCATCTATAGGCGAAGGCTTTTGCCTAACGGCTCTCATCATGATCTCAGCAGCGCATGCGTAAGACTTTCCTGAGCCTACTGGCCCCATCAGTCCGCGAACAAATGCATTGCTTTGGAGAAATTTGTATGTCGTTAATGCACTGCTAAAATCCAGATCAATGCCTGGACCCGCTAGTTCTCGTTTACTTCGTTCCTTCTTATTGCTCATCGTCTATGTCTTTGAACTTCATTGTAGCTAAGCGTTTGAGTTCCTGATTCTCTTTCCATAGCGTATCAATAATTTCCATGACTCTAGAATTATTCATATGTGCCATGGCAAACTCTTCACGCAATTGCTCAATCATTGCTTTGATGTCCATCTTTAGTCTCCATGTGTTTGATTAAAAATGCGACATAATGTTGACACTTCTTCAAGTCCTCAACACCACCTTTCAATCTCCACCGTAGCGCGTACTTAATAATATTACCATTCAGAAAACCTTCGTACGCTTCTTCTGATAGGTATTCTTTCATTACATCTATAGGTTGTATAGTGTGTCGCTTATAATGGTCACCACCAACTTGGATGTCTTTTGGATCATTCATCTATTTCAATCCTTAATTTCTTAGCTGCTTCTTTAGCCATCTTGTTTGCAATCTCATAATCTGGGTTTGGGTTTTTTAATAATTTCTTTACCCACTCTACACTTCGATTATAGTTTTTATATTCATCAGCTTGTTCTTTAATGATGGCCATGAACTTATCTCGTGCTGCTTTATTCTTCATTATCTATTGTCTCAGGTGCTTTAATATTAATTCCAATCACAGATGGTTTATCTGACTCTTCAGGATTGTCTAGTAAACCACTAGCCTTAGCTAATAGTCTTAATGTTTGGACTTTGTCCCAGAGTTCGATTTCAATCTCACCAGTCTTAGGGTTCGTCTTGATGCGCTTGATTGCTTGCATTGCGTGTTCTGGAATGTCCTTACTTGCTTTGACTTTGACGTTACCTTCTTCATCCCAACTCATAATGTCTGATAGTTTTGTATTGGCCATACACAGCAACGAGTAGGCTACTGCCTCTCGATTTGCTGCAATGGTTGTACTCTTCTCCAAGTTTTTCTGCAAGGCCCTGACGCCACCGTACCCTGACAGACTTGGAATCGGTTTATTTTTGTTTTTCGTTTCAGTCATTAGAAGGGTAGATCGTCTTCCATGTCCACAACATTATCCGCCTGGACGTTATTCTGTACTGGTGCTTGTGATGCGGTATTGGTACTTTGTTTAACTGGATTACCGATCTTGATCTTATACCACTTGTTGCCAGAACTTTGTGCAGTGTTTTCGTAGAGATTAATGTAGCATCGTGTTCCATCTGGTAGTAACACTTGGCCTTGGTAGTCGCCATGCCAATCCTCTGTCTTATCGTTGTTAACAAATAATTTGCCTTCGTTTTCTTTCAATTCCAACGGACGTTTATTATCTTCAGCCATTATTCTTCTTCCTTTTCTAGTTCATAAATATGGACGACAGCAGCGCCACCATCCTTGTGTTCACCTCTGGCAATTTCAATGTATTCAAATTGACTATCGTCATCATACACGTTAGCCTTCATCAATGCATCTAATATTGCTTTTAGTGTGTTATCCAGATCAAACCTTCTTTTAGATCTGGGGTGTATCATAACACTAATACCAAGACTCTTATCGCCAAAGCTTTTATGCCCAGCCTGTTTCACTATTACATCTACTTCCTCAGTGAATTTTTTTCCAGCTGGAGAGATATATCTTCGCTTTCCCGATGCGTGCCAATAATTATTAACACTCGGTGGGTATGGCAATTCGAATCTCAGTGTCGGTGTCATAGTCGATTCAATCTCGCATTAATGTCTTTAGTACAGTAAGCTTTGATCGCATCATTAATAATGCTTGCCTTAGTTTTCTCATGTTCCTTCGCAGTCTTGTTTAATAGCTCAACACTTTGAGGAGTGAGACGAACTAAGAATGGTTTAAGTTCACTCATACAAGTCTCCTACATATTTGTTGCGGACCTTTTTGGTCGGACGTCCACGACTCCGTGTATCATTCTCATGTTCTTTTGCTACATCACGTTTACACATTTCTACAATTTGTAAGTATTGTCCAGCTGTCATTTCTTTCATGCCATGGCCTGTGTAACCTTTTGTCATTTTCCAATATCCATCTTTATCAGTAAACTTATATTCTAATGGTTGACCATTATTGAACTCTTTAATCACTGTCATATAGAATTCACGCAAAGTCATTTCTTTTCTTTCTTCCCAAAGATACGCTCAAAGTTTTCTTCAAACTTCTTTCTATCTGTAGGGCGTTGCTGACTTCCTTTGCCACCTGGGCCTACTCCATCATTATTGCTCATAATAAAAGTTATACCTTTCTCTTTTTTGTTCTCGTTGTTTATCTATAGCATGTCTTTTTGATGCCCATACTATTTCATGCTCCACACATTCTTGTATACTTTTTGATATTTTACCATTCGCCTTTGTCTTATAGTAATCACCTACAGTATTTACATTCATGTTTTTTAATGCTGTTGCTTGTCTAGTTTTATGCCACAACAATGCACTAATGGATAATGAATCGTTTACCACACCATCTGTTTGTTTTAGATGTTTGCGTAACATTCCAATGTATCTATGAGTATAGTATCTTTCTATTACATTCCTTACTGTTGACACAGCAATATTAAACTCTTGTGATAAATCTTCATAGCTTGTGCCATTCTCATGCATCTCTATTATTTTCTCATTTCTGTATTGCATGTATTCTGGACCACGTCTTTCTC